GTCGCCGTGCTGGCCGTCGACCGTGCGCCCGTGGGGTGTCTCGTGGGGGAAGTGGTGACGCGCGCCGTCGGCCGGCCGGCGACCGTCTGCTTCGTGGAATGGTTCTACGTCGAGCCGGACGCGCGCGGGCTCGGCATCGGCCGCGCCCTCGTGCGAGCCGGCTTGCGACGCCTCGCAACCCAGGGGGTCACGCACGTCGAGTGTCAAAGTGTGCCCGGCGACCGGCAATGGGCGCGGCGTGGGTGGACGGAAACGGCCCGGCGCTACGTGGCGCCGTTCGCCGACGTCGCGGCGTGGGTCGCGCTCGAGGAGGGCCCCGATGGTGCATGACAGCCGCCGCTACCATCGCGTGCGCGTGCCGACGTTCACGCGCGCCTACGGGCAACAGGAATCCTCGCCTGGGGTCGTGTCGCCCTTTGGCCCCTATCCGGCGCGCATGGCGGGCCGGCTCGGGCGGCAGCAGATCAACCCGTTGCTCGTCGGCCTCGGCCTGGGGACCGGGCCGGCGGCGCAACGGCTCCAGCGCCAGATCGCGAGCGGGCAAGCGCAGGGGCCGCTCGCGGCGGCGATCCGTCAGATCCAGCAATTCGCCCCGGGTGTCATCAGCGGGGCGAGCGGCATCGGACAGCAGATGTCGGAACAAGGCCGGTCGGCCGTCGAGGCGTTGCAGCAGGCGATCACCGGCGCGCAGCAGCAGATGCCGGAGTGGATGGCGGCGACGCGGCAAGGACTCGCCGCCGCGCAGCAAGGCACGCAGGGTGCGCAGGACCTCTACAGCCAGGCCGCGGCGCAGCTTCCGGGCCTGCAGCAGATCGCGCAGCAAGGCACGCAAGGCGCGCAGCAGGCGTTGAACCTCGCGCAGCAGTACACGACGGGGCCCCAGATGCAGGGGGCGCAAGACCAGCTCGCCCGCGCGCAAGAGCTCCTCCGCGGCGGCGCGGCGCAGACCGGCGCCGAGCAAGCGGTCAACCTGGCGCAGCGCTACGCGCAGCAAGCGGCGTCGCCGATTGCCAACGAGGACCTCTACCAGATGGCGTCGCGCCGCGCGCTCGCGCAGCTGCGGCCCGGGCTCGCCGCCCGCGGCCTCGAGGCCGGCGGCGCCGGTGCGCAAGCGGAGGCCGATACGTCGCGGGACCTCGCGTACCAGTTCGCCGCTAACCAAGCGGCGCAGCGGCAAGCGACCTTGCAGGGCTTGACGGGTGCCACGCAAGGGCTCGGCGGGCTCCAGACGCAAGCGCAACAGAACCTCGGCGCCGCGGCGAGCGGCCTCGGCAACCTGCAGCAGCAAGGGTTGCAAGGCTTGCAGGGGGCGAGCCAAGGCGTGCAGCAGGCCGCGGCGGGGCAAGCGGCGCTCGGGCAGACGATGCTCCCCTACCTGCAAGCATTGCAGCAGGGCGCGCAAGGCATCCAGGGCGCGGCGCAGCAGGGCGCGCAACTCGCGATGGCGGGCCCCGAGCTCGCGCAGCAGCAGGCGAACGCGATCAACCAGCTCGGCCAGGCGCTCATGCAGCAGTACAACCTGCCGATGCAGGGCGCGGGGAGTCTCTTGAATCTCTTGACGGCGGGCACGTCGCCGGGCTTGCAAGCACTCAGCGCGACGGCGCCGCAAGTCGCCAACTCGAGCAAGGGCTTCAACGTGCTCTGATGGAAGCGGCCATGCACGACAGTCGCCGCTACCACCGTCGTCGCCACCCGCCGCACGCACGCGCGTACGGGATTCTCGGCGCGATTGGCGGCGCGGCCGAGGGCGCCGGGAGCGCCCTTGCGAGCGGCCTCGAGAGCGCCGCGACGACGGCGGGTGGGGCGCTCGGCGGGGCCGGGTCGACGGCGCTCTCCGGCCTCGAGAGCGTCGGCACGGGCCTGCAATCGCTCTTCGGGGGCGGCGCCGGGGGTGGCGAGGCCGGCTATCTCGCGAGCCTCGGGCAGACGGTGCCCGAGGGCGTCGAGCTGGCGGGGCCGAGCTCCACGTTCACGGGGCCCGGGTTTCTTGGGAGCGTCGCCCAAGGCTTCATCCACGGCCCGCAGTCGTTTGCCAGCCCGAGCGCCGGGACGAGTCTCGGGCAAGGCGTGGGCGGCCTCTTGAGCGCGCTCGAACAGATGCAGGGCTCCTCGGGCGGGCATCGGGTGCAAATCGGGGCGCCGATGAATCCGCATCCACTCGGGCAGCAGGTCGTCGGGGGCATCGGGTCGCAGCTCTTGCCGGGGCCGAAATACATCCCCAGCGAGCCGGCCAAACCCGAGACGGGACCGATTATGAAGTTGATCGGGCAGGTGTTTGCGGGCTTGTAAGATGGATTCCCCGGTCTTCAACACGATCAAGAACGTCGCTGGTTACGGCGTCGGCACGCTCGCGGCACTCGATACGATCAAGGGCGGCGGCCTCGGCTCCTACCTGATGAACCGGCAACGCCTGATGAGCGATCCCGGGTTTCGCGCCACGCTCGCCGGGTCGCCCTTCATGGCGGGCGTGTTTGGCGTCTCGGGCGATACGGGGCCGGCGCCCGCGGCGCCCGGGCTCCCGGCGCCGACCGGCGCCACCGTGGCGCAACCGCCGGACATGGTCGGCCCCCCGGCGCCGGCGCAGGTCGCGCCGCCGGGGCTCAACGTGCCGGGCTACATGCCGGGCACGCCGCGACAATGGGCGCCGAATCTGCCGCCGTACGACCCCGAGCAAGCGCTCAAGCAACGCGGCTTTGCGACGTTGCAGGAAGCCATCGCGGGCCCCGACCTCTTGCAAAGCGGCCTCGCCAAGACGGCCGCCGGCATCATGCCGACGCGCCAGGAAACCAACGCCGTCCTGCAACGGGCCGCCGACGTGCAAAAGGATGCAGGCCCCGGCTCGACCGTCGTCGTCGATTTCCCCGGCATGAAAGTGCAGCAGGGGAGCCCGTACAACTTGGCCGCCGTCACCGCCGACGAGTATCCGACCTATGCGCTCGCCCTCGCCGCGGCCGCCGGACGCAACGCGAGCATCCCGGCGGGCAACCCGCAATGGACGGTCACGCCGTCCGGCCGCGGGACGTACTTGCTCGCGCCGCCGGCGACGCAAGCGCAAACCATGCCGGCGCAGCCGCCCGCGCCCGTGCGCGCACCGCCGCCGGCGCCGGCCCCGATCCAGCAACCACCCCAGCAGCCAGCGCAGCAACCAATCCAGCAACCCGCACCGCCACCGCCGACACCTCCGGCGCCACCACCACCCGCGGCCGCCGCTCCCCCTCCCCCGCCCCCGCCACCACCACCCGCACCCGCCGCGCCGCCACCCGTTGCCGCGGCACCGGCGCCGCCGCTCCGCGCCGCGCAGGCCCCGAGCATCTACGAGGTCCCCGGCCGGGCGCCCGCCTACATCCCGCCGGGCACGCCCGAGATGGCGCCGAGCGTGCGCGTGGCGCCGGGGAGCCCGCCCATGGGCGGCCGTGTCGGCTACCCGTCGGCGGCGTTTGACTCCGGCGACGCCGGCCCCGCCGCACCCCCGCCGGCGGTCGGCGGGCCAGCGGGCCGCGTCAATCTGCATGCCCCCTTCTTTCGCCAGCTCGAGGCGGAGCGGGGCTTGCCGGTCGGCGTGCTCTCGGCGCTGGCGGAGCAAGAAAGCCACGGCGATCCCAACGCGGCCAACCCGCAATCGTCGGCGCGGGGTTTGTTCCAGATCACGGCACCGACGGCACTGGCGTGGGGCTTGTCCCCCGAGCAACGCTTTGACCCCGTGCAATCCGCCATCGCGACCGCCAACGTGCTCGCGCAACGCGCGCAGTCAGTCGGCATTCAGCGCGCCGTCGGCATGCACTACGGCGGCCCCGGCGCGGCGTATGCTGACGTCGTCGGCCCGAGTGGACTCTCGCCCGCGCAGTACAGTGCCGCCGTCCTCGCCCGGGCAGAGAAATACGGCGGCGCGCCGGGGGACGTCGGCTACCCGCCGCCCGCACCCGAGCCCGTCGACTACCGCGGCGTACCGTTCCGGCGTGCCGTGCCTGACTTGACGCCGCACGCGCTCGGGCTCCCACCGCCGCCGCGGGCCGGTGTGCCCGCTGACCTCGGCCCGCCGACCGGCGTCGGGCCGCCACTCTTCCCGCTCGTCGATGCGCAAACCGGCGTGCCGCTCTCCGGCGTGACGGAGAAAGGCGGCTCGCGCGAGCAAACGTACAGCGTGCCGTCACCGGCCGCCGGCGACGTCGCCGCTAACATGCAAGCGGCGGGGATCACGGACTGGCGGCTCGCGAGTGACGCGCAGATCAAGGAATACAAGCGGCTCGCCGCCGCCGATGAGGCCCGCAAGAAAGTAATGGATGCCGACATCGCGCGGGCCCGCGGCGCGACGCCGGCGGAGAACACACGCGCGCTCAACGTCTTCAATGACTACCGCCAAGCACTCAACACCTATCTCGCCGACTTCCCGACGCCGGAGGAGCGCGCGAAGTATATCGGCTGGCTCAATCGCCCGATCCGCGAGCTCCGCGGGCTCGTGCAGTCAGATCCGCGCTTTGAGCTCTTCACGCGCGACCTGCAGCCGTTCCAATACAAGGCGTTCAACAGCGATAAAGGCGCGCTCAGCGACGACGAGCAACACGCGCTCGCGAATCTGCTGCCGACCGGGCACGAGGACAATGCGGTTAGCCACGAGGAGCGGCTGCAAGGCTTTAATGATATTATCAATGCGCGCCTCGGCATGCGCACCGCGCAACTCCACATGGCCCCCGATGAGATCACGCCGGCGTGGTGGAATGCGGCCAACCAAGCCGTGGCGGACCAGGCGGCGGCCGACAAGGCGCAGATGGGCGGCGGCACCGCCGGCGCGGTCCTGGGCGCCGTGCTTGCCCGCCCACCCGCCGCGCCACCCCCGGCCGTGCCGCCCCCCGTGGGCCCGGCTCCGACGGGTCCGCCGCCGTTTACCGTCTTCGGGCAGTGGCAGGAGTGACGCATGGCGAACGGCGATCCGTCGGCTCCGGCGCCCGAGGTCCCGCACTTCGACACGCGCTTTCTCGTGCAGACGCCCGACGGGGCAACGGCGACGCACGTGCTCCGCACCGACCGGCCGATCTCGACGTCGGAGCTCGTCGGGCATCTCGCCGACCAAGGGAGCACGTTTCTCGGCTATGCTGACACCCCGCCACCGCCGCCCGTCCCGTCTGTCGCGCCGGCCGCGGTCCCGCTCCCGAGCGACGTCACGGCGCCGAGCGGCACCGTCCCGATGGGCGCCGCGCCGCCCCCGGCCCCCGAGGGTGCGTTTCATCCGTCGGCGGCACAACGGGCCCGCGGGATCTTTCTCCCTGAACGCTCATTTACGAGTCAGCTCCCGAGCATTGCCGGGGCGACCGCGCTCGGGTCCGTCGGGGGCGCCGTCGGCGCCCTGACTGGGCCCGCGGCACCCGTCGCGATTCCCGCGCTCGCCGCGATTGGCGCGGCGGTCGGGGGCGGCCTCGGCGAGGCCGCGGACATCGCCTATGAGCACGTGACGGGGGCGGAGCCGGCGGAGCCGGGCGGGGCCTGGCAGCGGATCGGCAATGCGGCGGCGCGGAGCGGGACCTTGGAGGCCGTTACGGGCCCGCTCGCGTGGGCCGTCCGCCCGATCACGAAAGCCGTCATGCCGGTTGCCAAGGCCGTGGCCGACCTAGCGCCCATCCTCGCGCAGAATCTCCCGGCGGAGGTCAAGACGGTCGAGACGGTCACGCCGGGCGTGGTGCGGAGTATAGACCGACTGCTCAATCCTGAGACGGCGTCCGCCGTGCTCTCCAAGGCCAACCTCTCGCCGGCGGGGCAGCAAACGCTTTTCCGTGCGTGGTGGCAACGGCAAGTCGGCAAAGCCCCGGAGGACATCGCCGACGCGTGGGAATCGTTGTCTGGCCCGGCGCAACAGACGCTAGCGGGCCCGCAGGTCGGGCAGATGCAGACCGTCGTCGACACGCTCAAGACCGGCGCCGAGGTGCCATTGCTGCGCACCGTGCGCGACGTCGCCGGCGGTGGGACGACCGCGGGCCTCGGGTACGTGACCGGGCATCCGGCCTTGACGACGCTCGGGACGGTGGTCGGCGCGGTCAAGGCGGCGGGGGAAGCGACGCCCTACGTGACGTCGCGCATGCTGCAAACGCCGGCGGGCGCGAGCTTCCTCGGGGCCTTACCACGGGTCGCGGAAACGGTGGCGCCGCGCTTCACGTTGCCCGCCATCGGCGAGGTGCCCGTCCCGCTTGCCCGGGCGGGGGCGCAAAGCCTCGTGGCGTTGCCCGGCGCGTGGCCCGCGGCCTCGACGCTCTGGGGCGGCCCGTAGGGCGGTAGTCCATCCACCCCTCGAGCAAGAGCACCGCGACGAGGACCGCCGCCAAGAACGCGGCGAGCGGCCCGGCGAGGACGCCGACGACCCCGACGAGGACGAGGAGGACGGCGACGAGAAGCAGATAGGCGAGCGCGCGCAGCATGCTCGCCCCTAGCGGCCGATGAGGAAGACGGGCACGCCCGTCACGGTCGCCGCGCGCTGGCGGAGGACGGCCTCGGCGTAGCACGGCGGCTTCGGTCCACTCCCGAACATGCCGCCCGCCGCCTCGACGGCCCGCGCACACGGCCACGGGTCGGCGCGCACCGCAGGGTCTACAAACGGGTCGGTCTGCAAGAGGCCCGCCATCGTCGCTATCGCTTGCTGCGTGTTCCACGCGCGCCACGCTTCCGCCGTCGCCGCTTCCGCCCGGGCGACCATGGCCGGGTCGGGCCGGGGCGGGCTACAGGCCCCCGCCAGCACGCCGAGGAGGACGACGAACAGGAGCCGTCTGGGATCACGAATGAGCCGTATCATGGTATCACTTACGATACGTGTCGCGGGGGCGCCGTGGCAAGCGCCTCCTGCCGCCCCCGCCACGCCGCCACCCGGCACCGCCCCCCGCAGTACCGCGCCGTCACCCGCCGGGGGGTGAAGGACCGTCGGCAATGGGCACACCGCCGCGGGCGTGCCTTGGCCGTCACGGATGCCCTCCGAGAATGGCCGTGGTTGGCGCAGAGGCCATACGACATGGGAGCCGACCCTCCTTCCAAGCCCGGTACCCTTCCTCGTCGTCTGGAATTCCGAGTGCTGTCCATTCCGGTAGTTCCTTGCCCGTCCGCCGGAGCCCTTCCCACCGCTGGCGGGCATGCACCAGCGTCGGCACGCTCCACGCGATCCGGCCCCAGTCCCTTGGGGCTGGATAGGCTTCATGTGCGGGGATGATGGCGCCGGTGGGCGCGCGGTGCTCCCGAGCGGTGCGCAATTGGACCACCTCGAAATGCGGCAGGTGCGGGCGACCGTCCTCGATCCATGTGCGTTCGACGACGCACCATGGCCCGACCCGCGCGAGGAGGACGTGGCGATATCCGCCGCGGTCGAAGGGGAAGCGGAGCGCCGCCTCGCCCATCAGGCCGACACCCGCGGGCGATGCACGCGCGACCGCAGCGTGCCTTTCGGGCCACTCGCGTCGTCGGCCGGGACCGGATTGGCCCGTGCCGTGGCCAGATGGGCGGTCAGCGCGTCGGCAATCCAGGTCTGCACGCTGACGTCCTCGTCGATCGCGGCGAGGCGGACGGCGCGGTGCAAGGCGGCCGGCACGCGGGTCGCGAGCTGCACCGTCTCGCCCTCGTGGGACTGGCGCATCATGGGAGACTCCTTTCCGCCGCGACAAACGCGGCGAGCAACAGGCCCTCGACAGGGCCCTCGTCAGCGGCGGGGAGGGCGCCGAGGCACGGGTAGCGTTCTTGCGCCCGGAGGCGGGACGCCGCCTTGTCGGCGCCGAGGAGGCCGGCGTGGCGTTTCCAGGCGACCGGCTGCACGATGCGATAGGCGACCCGGGCCGCGACGACGAGCCCGAGCCACAAGCCAAAGCCGACGCCCGTGCGGTAGCTCGAGGCGACGCCTTGCTTCGGGCGCGCGCCTTGCGCCTCGAGGGCGACCGTGACCCGCTGAATGGCGACGGCCCGCCCGTCGATGGCGCGCGTCAAGAGCTCGCGCATGGCTACCGGGTCGTAGTCGAGGCGGCGCTGACGGTTGCGGAGGACCTCGACCCGGGGCGTGCGGTGGAGATCGACGGCGAGGACCTCGCCCGTGTCGTCGAGGTCGAGCACGCCGAGGCCGCCCAAGGCGCCCGGGTCGATCCCTATAACCCGTCTGATACCCATAACCCGCCTCAGACCCGCCGCCGCGGGCAGACCAGGGCATGGCGCCACCAATGCCCGCACCGCCAGCAATACAGCCCGAGCACCGCCCCGAGAATCCGCCACCGCCGGCGGCCGCGCCGGATCACGACGAGGACGACCGGCCGCGCGCCGTTCACCCGCGTGAGCTGCATTCACCCCTCCTCGCCCGGGTCGCGCACGGCGCGCAGGTGGCGCGTGGCGAGAACGACCAAGACCTCCCGAAAGCCCGAGCCGGGCCGGATGCGCGGGAGCACGGCGCGGAGCGTGGCGGCCATTTGGGTCCGCGTCACGGGCGGCTCGAGCGTCTCGCCGCGGGCGTAGGAAGCGTGCTCCGCCGGCGTCACCGGCAACCCGAGCCGCCGGCGCCGGGCGGCGACGTCGGGCGGATACGACCCGCCTAGCCCGTCGGGCTCGTGCTCGCGGAGCTCGTCGGTCGCTAACGTCGGGTGCCGCCGGGCTTTCACCGCATGCTCCGCCGCTGGGCATACTCCCAGCTCCGCCGGCACCATGTGCGCCACGCATCCGGCCAGCTCACAAAGCGCGAGCCCCGCGCCCGATGGTAGTCCCGAAAGCTATTCCACTCCCACACGACGTCGAGCCCGAGCGCGCGCGCCACCGTCTCACGCTCCGCCGTGAGCGTGAAATCCGCCGGCCATTGCTGGGCACGCGCAATGCTACGCGCGCGCGTCGAACTAGGTACCTCCTCTGAGAGTCTGTGTTCTGAGGATCCGTTTTCTATTAGCGAGCGGGAGGGTATTGGGGGGTTTGGGGGGAAGAGGGAACCAGTTTCGTTTTCCGCGCGTGGCGGCCGTCGCCGTTTGGGTATCGGGGCGTCCGGCCGCTCGATATGCCGTAAGCCGTCGGCGACCGTCCCGAGGAGCTCGACGAGGGCCGCACCCTCCTCGAGCGTCAACCCGAGCGTCCGCGCCAATGCCGCCACCCGCAACCGCACCGGATCACCCATCGCCACCCGCCTCCCGCGTATCCTGCAACCACCCTGCAACCACGAGCTCCGCCAGCGGGGCGGTGCGGGACCGGCGCGCGCCGGCGGCCACGCGTCGCCGACTAACGTTTTCGCGGCTTTGCCGACCCATGCCCGACGGTCCGGGCGAGCCGGTCGGGGGCGCGGCAGACTCTTAATCAGCGGGTCGCAGGTTCGATCCCTGCGCGGCCCATCAACAAATCCGCTCAGTTGCGTCATGCCCGCCGGCGCCGTCGAGGCGTTTTAGCGTTTCCTGCAACCACGCTGCAACCACGAGCCCCGCGTCTCATGAGCACAGCCATGAGATAGCGAGCACGAGGAGCACGCTCACAACGAGCGTTGTCGCTTGCACGGCGAGGACCTCGCGCCACGTCATGTCATGCACGGGCTCATCCCTTCCTCCGGGCGGCGTCGAGGGTTGCAAGGTTGGTTGCAGGGGCCGCGTCGAGGGCGTCAACGCCGGCCCGGTCCTCGAGCGGCAAGCCCGACCCGTAGAGGTCGACCGTCGTCGACACGCTCGCATGCCCCATTTGCCGTTGCACGTAGACGGGGCTCTTGCCGGCCGCGATCAGTTGCGAGCCAAACGTGTGGCGCAAGTCATGCGGGCCGAGGCCACGCTCGAGGCCGGCCCCCTCCGCGAGGCGCGCGAGGGCGCGCCGCACGTTCCGACCGTCGAGCATGGTCCCGGCCCCACTCGGAAAGAGCCACCGGACGACCGGGGCCCCGTCCAAGCCGACGACCTTGGCAATCGCCGCCGTGTGCGCGTCGAGGACCTCGGCGAGCTGGCGCGACACGTCGACGACCCGGGCCCCGTGTTTCGGGAGCTCCTCCCGCTTGTGCTTGGCATTCCATGCCCGCTCCACGCGGAGGCTCCGGGCGGCGGCGTTGTAGTCCTCGAGGCGGAGCATCAACGCCTCCCCGAGCCGCATGCCGGCCCGGGCGAGGAGGAGGACGACCGGATACCATGCCGGCTCGACCGTGCGCGTGTGCTCGAGGAGCCGCTGCGTGTGCTCCCGGTCAAGCGCGCGCGCGAGGATCGCCGCCCGCCGCGCCAACTTGCTCGGGTGCAAGTGCAAGACCTTGCCAAGCCGGGCGGCCGGGTTGTCGGCCCGCACGCCGTCCTCAATCGCCGCGTTCAAGAGCGCCCGCACCGTGGCATAGACGGCGTAAATCGAGCCCGTCGCCAGCGGCTTGCCGGCGACGCCGGCCTTGCGGCACGCGACGAGAAAGGCGCGCAGCTCGGGCCGCGTGAGCTCGGCGACCGGCCGGGCCCCGAGGCGGGGCGCCACGTACCGCGCGAATTGGGCGGCGTAGCTCTCATGCGTCCGTGCCTTCACGCTTCCCTCGAGGCCGGCGAGCCAATGCTTGCCGTACACGGCGACCGTGCTGGCGGCGTCGACGACGGGCGCGAGCCCGCGGGCGGCGCGGAGCCGGGCGCCGTGTTGCTCAATCCAGCGCGTTGCCTCGCGATGCGTCGTGAACGCCGGGTATTTCTGGCGCCCGTCGGCGTCCCGGTACTTCACGTAAAACGGTCTGGCCCGGGCGCCCGGCCATTTGCTAACCCTCATGCGCCGCCGCCTTTCGGGCGCGGGTCGCCTTGCGGATCGGCCCATGCGCCTTGGCCAGGAGCCCAAGGCTCGTCGCGGCGAGGGGCGTCACGGCCCGGGCGCCTTGCTCCCACCGCGCGACCGTCGTCACCGTGACGCCCAAGGCCGCGGCGAGTGCGCGTTGCGTCCAACCGAGCCGGCGGCGGAGCGTCTGCACGTCCTGTGCTGTCATGCGGGCGGATATACCGCCGGTCTACGCCGTTGGCAACCTTCAGATCGCCGCGGCGAAACCGCAGGCGGCCGCGGTAACACCGCGGCAGGGGCAGGAGGAGGCCGCAACGGACTTGTGAATAGAGCGTGTCCAGCGAAATGCGTTGCGCGTCCGCCGCCTCCTCGGCCGTCAAGATGTCGTCGGGGTCGAGGTGGCCAGCCGTGACGACGACGGGCGGCGCCGGCACGCGGTGCGCCCAGCGATCCGCCTCGACGCGGTCCTCCGCCAGGGCGCACAAGGACAGGAGGGCGACCCGTGGCAAGGCCGCGACGAAGGTCGAGAGGTCCTCGAGCGAGAGCTGCGCGACTTGCTGGGCCAGGCGGTGCGGCATCAGCGTCGCCCCCGCATCGCACGCGCTGTTCCCATTCGCCCCCGAGTCCCCCGAGTGTAGGATCCAAGCAGGCGAGCTCGTCCCGAGCCACACTCCCGCCGACCGCCACACTCCCACCCCGGATCCGCGCGCGCCCCCTGCCGACGACTTAGCGAACCTAGCAACGAGGACTCTGCGCTGTACGCCCGTTGCGACATACGGTCAAGTAGGGGAAACTGCGCGCGTGCAGAAAACGCGCAACAAACGTGCGGCGATCAGGACGATTGCAGGCGCGAAACGTGTGCGCTACCGCGACCCTATGGGCCGACCGCCGCAACCCCCGCGGAGCTATGTAACGCGGCATATTCGTTTCCGCCGTGCGATCGATGCAGGCATTCGCCGCGCCTGTATCGAGGAACGCCGCGGGTTTAACGACCTCGTCCAGATCATCGTTGAGGATTGGTTGCGCCAGCATGCCCGGACGCCGCCCGAGGACCGCGCGCCCCTACCGCCGCCCCGCCGCCGGCAAGCCCGCAAGCCGGCGCGCTAGCCGGAGCTGCGCCGCGGGCGCGTCGGGGTGCAGCACGGCCGCCCAGACGAGGACCCCGCGCGCATCCGAGACGACGCCCGCCGCCCGCCAGCGCTTGAGCGTCGGCATGCTCACGCCGAGCGCCCGCACGGTCGCCGTCGGCCCGCCCGTGGCCTGGATGGTGCGATAGACCAGATTGACCGGGGTGCGGGGCTGGTTCCGGCCGTTGCGGTGCCGAGGCATGCGGGATGTCATACCGTCGGTAGGGATCAAAAACAATACGTCCGGTCTTGACACGTATCGGGACCGGGCGTATGGTCTACGCAGATGACACCTCCACGCTATGCCCTGATCGGGAACGGGCTCTTGGTCCGCGTCGGCCGCGGGCGGCGCTACGCCGCGCCGCGCGCGAGGAGCGTCGCGAGCACGCGCGCCCGCACCGCCTCCGGGTCGAGCTCGAGCGCGTCGCAGGCCGGCCGGAACGCGTACGGCCACGCCTCGTCGTCGCTCATAAACCACGCGACCGCCGTCACGTGGGGCCGCGAGCCGCTCGGGTAACGCGTGAGGTCCTCGAGCGACGCCATGACCACCGCCGACAGTAAGCGCCGCGCGCCCGCGAGTTCCGACCGCCGCGCCCGCAAGGCCGCCAAGAGCGCCTCCGCATCGGTCGGATCGGGACCCGGATCGGGGAGCGCGAGCTTGCGTTGTCCGCCCGAGCGGAGCGCGTCCCCTTGCACCCGCAACCCCGACACCGCAAAGAATGGCACTCTAAAGGCCGAGCCCTATCACTCGGCGCCCGAGAAGGGAAGGCTAGCTATGGACCCTGACACCTTGCCTGCCGAGGCGACTGCCGCGGCCCCCGTGCCCGCCGTCGTCGCCGACCCGCTCGCCGAGGGGCTCGTGCTCGGGAATCCCGACGCGCTCGCCGCCCGCCTCGAGAGTTTCGGCAAGGCGCGCGAGCTCTTTGTGGAGTGGTTGTTCTCGAGGTTGGTCGCCGGGATCGACTACATGATTATCCATCGCAAGGTCGGGCCCCGGAACAACAAGACGCCATGCCCCAACGCCGGCGACGCCAAGGGCTCGTCGTGCCCGACGTGCGGTGGCAAGGCGACACTCTGCAAGCCGGGCAGCGAAAAGATTTGCGGCCTCTTGCAGCTCCGCCCGCGCTTTCGGCGCGACGTCGAGGCATGGGAAATGTTGGGCGCGGAGGCCGGGCTCGTGACCCTTGTCTGTGAGCTGGTCACGCCCGCCGGCGTCGTCGTCGCCGAGGGCCGCGGCGCTCGCCACCGCGATCAGGATTTTGGCGACACAAACAAATGCCTGAAAATGGCACAGAAAAGCGCGCAAACGGACGCCGTACTGCGATGCGCCGGCTTGAGCGAAATGTTTACGCAAGACCTCGAGGATTTACCGGCGGCCTTGCGCGACGCCGAGCCCGAGGGCCCGGCCCCATTCGAGGCGCCCAAGCGGCAAAGCACGCCGACGCCGGCCCCCGCCGAGCCCGACCTCGAGTTCAAGTTGCGGCAATCGGTCGAGGCCGCCGCCGCCCGCAAGGCCGCCCCCGCCGCGCCGGCCCGCCCGGCCACCGCCCCCGCGCGCCCCGCCGGCGACGAGCCGGCCCCGAGCGATGCGCTCTCCAAGCCGCGCATTGGCCGCCTGATGGCGTTGATTCACGAGGCCGTCGAGGGCGCCGACGTGCCCGAGGACCAGCACGAGGAGATTTTCGGCCGCGCGCTCGATTGGCTCTCGAGCTGGGTCGCGACGACGCAAGGCCGCGCCAAGGTCACGCATTGCTCGTACAAGCAGTACGACGCGCTGTGCTCGCAAATCCCGGTGGCCGTCGAGGCCGCGCTCGCCGGCGAGCGGCGCCCGCATCCGCGCTTGGTCGTCCGGCGCCAGTACGCCGCCCCGCGGCGGCCGCTGCGGTAACGTCATGAACGAACGGACGACCGACCCGCGGCCCGAGGAGGAGCGCGTGCCGTGCGGCCTCTGCGGCAGGCCGACCCGGATGCTCATCACGAAACGGTGCGACCCATGCTGGGAGCTCGAGACACGCATACACGCCGCGCCCGAGCTCGCGCGGCGGATTCTCGCCGCCCTCGAGGCCGCCTAGCATGGCCGTCGAGCAGGCCGACCCGCACGCGCCGCGGGTCCTCGTCTTTGAGCCGGCGGCGCACGAGTATTGGATTGACGGCATCTTGCGCCCGAGCGTGACCCAACTCCTCGACGACGCCGGCTTGACGCCCGACTATTCGGTCGTCGCCCCCGCCGTCCTCCAGCATGCCCGGGAGCGCGGGATTCACGTGGATGCCTGCTGCGATCTCCTCGACGCCGACGATCTCGACTGGCGGAGCGTGCATCCGGAAGCCGTGCCATACGTGCAAGCCTGGATGGAGTTCCGGGAATACGAGGGCTTTACGCCCATCGCCTCCCAGGTGCCGCTCTATCACCCGCGCTACGGGTACGCTGGCACCGCCGACGTTGTGGGCACGCTTCCCGGGGGCCGGCCGACGATTGTCGAGCGCAAGACAACGTCGAAAATGGCGGCGACGTATGCGCTCCAAACCGCCGGCTACGGGCAAGACGGCATGTGGTACGCGCCCCCGGGGGGCGGCGTGCTCGCGCCCGTGCCATGGGAGCGCCCGATCCGGCTCGGCGTGCAGCTCCGCCGCGACGGTCGCTACACGCTCGTGCCGTACGACGACCCCGAGGACCTCGCGGCCTTCCTCGGCGTCGTGGCGCTCGGGCGCTGGCGGGGTGCGCGGCGTGACTTGCTCGCCACCCGGCGGGCGCGGTAGCGTTACGCCGTGAGTCTCATCGTCGCCGAGGTCTACGACGCGCTCCGGGCCATCAACGTGCCCGAGGAGAAAGCGCGCAAGGCCGCGGAGGCGCTCGCCGGCTACGAGCCGCAGCTCGCCGACATCCGCAGCGACCTCCGGTTGCTCAAGTGGATGGTCGGGGCCACGTTTGCCGGCGTGCTCTCGCTCGTGCTCAAGGCGTTCGTCTAGAGCTCCTGGCCCTCCCAGTAGAGCCGCTCGCGCGCCTCGTCCTCGAGTTCTTTCCGGAGGTCGGCGGGGAGCGCCGCCGTCACGTCGAGCTGCCCGAGGCGGACGGCGAGCTCGATGGTGTCGGGCTCGGGCGCCGTCCAGCGTGTGCCCGCCACGCCGCGCTCCGCCGTGACGACCTCGACCGTCAGGGTCAGCTCGACCGCGACGGGATAGGTCACGCGGGCGGCGGGGCCTGGATGACGCCGAGGGCTTGCAAGAGCTGCACCAACGTCGGCGTGACAAACGCCGAGGGGCCCGACACCTCGACCTCGAGGCCGTCGGAGCGTTTCACATGCACGGCGCACGGCGTGGGGTCGGCGGCGGCCTCGTGCTTGGTAGCCATCGCGAGCGTCCTCCTCGGGCCGGCGCGTGTAGCATAACGCGCGCACGTCGGCTACGAGGCGGCGCAGCTCGCGGAGTTGGCCGTCGAGCGCCTCAATCGCCGACATGGCGGGCGAGCTCCAAGGCACGCTCGAGCTGACGGACCACGTTGCGGGCGGCATCCATGACGCTCCAGCGCCGCGCGTCGGCAAACTGCATGGCCTTGAAGACCTTGCGGGCGCCGTTCACCTCCGCCGCGAGGCGTTCCGCCCGCTCGCGTTGCTCGGCGTACCACTCGCCGGGGTCGTTAGCCATTTGCCCGCCGTCGGCGCTCCCGCTCGCAATGGCACGTGCGACATTTGCGGCTTGTGCGCCAGCGGTAGAGATTCGCGCCAGACAAGGGATGCCCGTGCACGCACGCGGTTTGCCGCGCCTTGCGCCCGGCCCATCCATTCCCGCGGAGCAAGTTTTCGCGCCGTGAGACGGGCTCGAGATGGTCGGGCCGCACGCATAAGGGTTGCCGACACAAATGGTCGAGATCGAGCCCGCGCGGAATCGGCCCCCCCACCCACTCGTAGAGGAGGCGATGCGCTGGCCATTGACGTCGGCGGTATCGGACCCGTCCGTAGCCGTTCGCCATTCCTCCGCGCCAGAGCCAGCATCCGTCGCCAAATTCCACCTTGGCGAACAAGCGCAGGCGGGCAAAGTCGAACAGGCGTGCGATATCGACCTGCATCACTAGCCGAGTTGGTCGTGGCAAAGGTCCTTAAAGAACCCCGGGCCTGCGCTCGAGACGGCCGTGAGGCGGCCGCCGCCTTCAATGGTCGGCCGCAAGGCGATCCAAGTCTCGTAGGCATGGTCCCAAAACGCAAGTTCGTCGGCGAGCACGCTCGTGAAGGTGTGCTGGCGCGCTTGCTCCTCGCCTTCCCCGAGCGCGACGATCTCCGAGCCATTCGGAAACCGGAGGAGGCCGATCGAGTAGTCGACCGCGCACGGGGGAAACGTCGCCGGCAAGTGCTCGTGGATGAAGTACGCGCGCCGCACGAGCTCCGCGCTCCCTTCCGTTTCCGTCTTGCCGAGCTTGCGGGCCATGAACGCCACCTTGGCATGCGGGGCGAACCGGGCGAGCCAGTAGTTGACGGCGACGAACAGCCACGTGACGACCATGCGGCGCGACTTCGGCACCGCGAGGAGCGGATGCTCTTGCCAGCGCCGCACGAGGAGCGCGGCGTACTCATGGTCCGGGTAGCGCCGCACGCGGCTCGTCACCTCGTCCCGGGTCCACACGCAGTCGCGGACGAACGCCCACGGATCGCCCTGCGCGCCGTAGGTCGCGAGCGTCTTTCGTTGCTCGAGGAGGAGCCGGGCCGCGGCGCGCAGCGCCAAGGGATGGTCGGGGCCCAGCACGCGCCCGGCGCCGGCGCCAGGCTCAGGCACCGGCCGCCGCCTCGAGCGCCGTGACGCGCGCCGCGAGCTCCTTGACGGCGGTAATCAGCGCGAAGAGGATCGGGCTCACGTCGAGCGTGCGCACGTCGACTGGGACCGGATCGTCGGGCTCGAGGTGCAGGGGCACCGTGCCGACGCATTCGGGAAACACGGCCTCGACCGCCTCGGCATCCAGGCCGATGCCCGCGAGCCCGTCGACCGTGCCGCCGCGCCCGTTGTAGCGGTACGTGATCGGCGCGAGCTGCAGGACGTCGGCGAGCCCGCGCGGATACGGGGCCGTCGCTTTCTTGAGCCGCGGATCCGACGGATTGATCCACGCCGTCCCCGTCGCTTTCGTCGCGTTGTTCCCCGCAATGACGAGATCGCCGACGTTGGTGACGGTGAGAAACGTCGTCCGCGTCGTCGAGCCGGCGGGTTGATGGGCGACCGAGAACGTGTCCCCGATCGGATCGAAGAGTACGCCCCAGCTCGTCTTGGCCGCGTCGTCCTGCGTGCCGCCGGCGGGCAGGTTCGTGTTGGCCGTGAGCGCCATCAGCTGGGCGCCCACCGAGATCCGTCCTTTCCACGTCTGGTTGCCGAGGACGAGCGGGACGAGCGTCGCGCCGCCGTTGGCCGTGAGCTGCGTCGTCAC